TGAATCCTCTTCCAGGGCCTCGTCAGCAACAACAAAAACAACAGCAAAAGCAAAAAACCCTAAGAATAAAAAAACATGAGAATACCCTTGAATTCCACAGCCGTCTCATAGAAGCCGCTGAGGTACGCTTTTCTGAGGCCTGGAAGCAAAGAACGTACCTCAGGGGCTAAAGCCCTCATTGGTCCGGCCCTTTTGCGGCACGGCTGAAGCCGTGCCCTTCGTCAAGAGCCGTGACTTTCGTCAAGAGCCGTGACTTTCGTCAAGAGCCGTACCCTTCGTCTGAAGCCGTGCACTTCGTCCTGACTCTTGTGTGGCCTGAAGAGCGCGGGGGGAAGTGTGCGCCTTAAGCCCCTTAGACGCGGCGCTTCTGCATGGTTAGGATTACGGTTCCGCTGGTGACGGCCGAGTTGTATGCGCTGGATGGGACGATTGTTCCGCCTGGCGAGTAGACGTTGATCAGAAAGGCGTTCAACGTCGAGCCGGTGACCTTGGGTTGGACATAGTAGCCGCCGATGTCTTCGAGATAGACGGCGGGGGCCAGGGTGAGCGGAAGCTCGAAGAAGCCTTCGACATCAAGACCGTTGGGATTGCTCAGGGTTGCCAGGTTGAGGGGATCTCCACCCGTGGTGAAGCTGCCGCTGAAGGTGAGCTGGATGAAGACAGTGTGGTTACGCTGCCCGGCTGCACCCGAATAGTCAATGATCGCGCCTGAAACTGCCATGTGTTTCTCCTTAAGTAAGAAATGAAATTATTGAATGCGTGAATGCCGAGTCTGTCTGCCGGCCCGGCGTACCTGGCCCTGCTCGGCGCGGACGAGTTGCTCCATGATTTCGTCCATACCTTCCACGGCCTTCTGTTCGTAGCCCCGGGTCCACGCGCCGTTGCCACGAACCGTAGCCACCAGGGCCGCGGTGGCATAGGCAACGACATAGCCGATGCGGGGGTGAGACAAAAGCACGCTTTCATCGCTGGTCAACGCCGGCGGCCCGAATTCGCCGCGGATGCGCAGATCGACCGCAATGGAACAATTGGTCAGCCAGATTACTTCGCTCCGGAACTCCCATCCAGCCATGCCCTCGCGGGGCTGCAGGTCAGGAAGGACTTCATAATTCCGCACCAGCCGGTAGTAGGCTGGGTCGTCGCCCGCCGGCTTCCAATCGATGCGCAAAGGCTGGTCGGTGAGAGAGGCGAGGGGTCCACTGCCGGTTTGGTAGGGCGCGAGGTTCGGGGTGCCCGGCGGAATGCCCGGCACTTCGACCACGGCGATATCCCACGAGGATTGTGTCGATGCCAGTTGCGAATTGACATCGTCGTAGACCTCGCAGATGAGAGGCACGAGGAAGGCATCGGTTAGATATCCACCCTGGGGATCGTCCAGCAGATTGCGTACCCGGGCCTTTACCTGGCCTAGAGTCCAGCTCACGCGAGGCCTGCTTTGCCTTTCGCTTTATCGCGTTCTGCTTTGATCTGGTTTACGATCTTCCACTCCTCTGCGGTGAGGCGATCCATCTCTACCGCACCGTACGCGATGCGCGTGTTTTTGTACGCCTGGATTACGTTGAAGATGTGGCTGCAGTTCACGCACAGAATGGCCCCGGCTTTGGGGATCACAGCGCAGCTGGGGCAAGCCTCGGGCTGCTTTTCGGTGAGGGTATTGGCTTGCATGACCCAGCGAGGTAATTCCGGGATGAGGCCTTCTTCGACTGCCAGCCGCGCCAGGTCGCGATGGGTGTCGTTTACGTTCATGCGTTGGGAGTCGTTCTCGTACCAGGCGTTGGCCGATTGCAGCCGTTGCAGGATGGAGGTGTTGCGTTTTTTGCGGATGGCGGTCAGGGTTTCGTGGAAGTCTCGTTCGCGCACCTCCACGTAGAATTCTCCGCGATCGCTGTAGGCCACTTCAGGGACGCGGATGGTGCCTCCCTTTTTTATGGTTGCTGGGTCGTGATCGCCGACATAGCAGAGGACTCCGCCGAAGCCGCCATCCTGCTGCACATATTCGCGGATGTATTCCGCAGCAAGGACCAGGGGGATGGCCGGGACTGGCTCCATTTGCATCATGTTCTGCGCGTCACAGCCGAGGTCTTTGTGTCCCCAGCGGGTCTCGCGGATTACATGGATGGTGTAGGGTTTGCCGGGTGGACAGGGGGGGATTTCGTCAGGGAAAAAGACACCGCCATTGATCTTGAGGGGGAAGGGGTTCAGATTGAGGATGGTGACGGGTTTGTCGGCTTCTGCTTGTTTGAGGAGGCGCTGGATTTCGGCGTAACGTTTGACGGTCCAGCGCTGGCCTGGATCGCGGAACTTGCCGGGATCCTTGCCTAGCAAAGCTTCCGCGTTGGCGCGCTGCATTTCCGGGGTGATGACGACTGTTGCCATGGGTAATGCTCCTATTCCAAGAAAGTTGAAGGTTCTGGACGGGTGCCCGTCCAGGGGTCCGGTATTCGCTTATAAGCTGAATTTAGAGAATGCCGATATGCTCGTTGGCATTGCCGGTGCGACGGGCTAAATCCTGCCGCCAGCGGCTTGCTGCCAGGCTGCTGCTGCGCAACGGGGAGATGTGGTCACGCATCATGGCGTCGTACTCGGCCTTGCGTTTCTCCTCTGCCTGTTGCTCTTCGTATTGAAACCGTAGCAGGTACTCTTGCGCTCTGGACTCCGGGCTGCCGCGGCGGCCGTTAATCCCGGCGCTGTACTTGGCGATCAAACCCTGCAGCGTATCCGTTGTGGGCACCTTAAGCCACGGGCCAAACACCATCTCATAGTCGCCGGATTCGGGATAAGGTCCCAACATAGGAGTGAACCCGTCGATCGCTTTATAGGAATACCACTCCGCCTGGGTGCCATAACTCGAGGCCGGGAACCACTTTTCCAGAATCCAACCTTCTGCATGGGGATACTTCCTTACTTCGCGCATCTCCGTGACCACGCGAATCGGCTTATTGTCGTGACGGGAGAAATTGCAGCCCGGCGCGTGAGGATTGGGTTGGAAATTCAACCCACCCTTCTCCGCGGTCGAGAGCCCTTCTGCCCAATCGCGGTAAACACCGGACTCCTTTACCAACCGGTCTCTGCCCACCAGCAATCTCCATTGCGGCTTACCGAAAGGATTCTTGCCGCCGTAACTGGTGAGGAATCGCTGTGTGGTACCGGGCACAATGTGGCTCATCGTTGTAAACCGGGATACGTGAACGGAGCCGTCTTTCTCCCATACCAATTGGCGGACATGGTAGCGTCGGCGCTTTCCAGGTGATAGCCCACCACTTCAGGGATCAACGCCCGTTTCGCGCGCGGCCACATCTTGGCAAATACCATATCGCCGCGGCCAGCATCGGTGTGGGCCACCGGATAATCATCCACGCCGGAGACCGACGGGCTCCACATCTGGAAGAACCCGATGGGAATATAGCCGCCGCCGTCTTTGCTGGTGACGCGCGTGCCCAAGGGAAAGGCATTCAAGTGTACATAGGCATCGCATTCATGTTGCAGCGTGGGCATCTCCAGAAACTTGTCCCACTCCGCATATCCCTTTACGCAGAAGCGGTCGATACCGTAGATCATGCAGGGGTCGAGGTTGGCATTCTGCAGCAGCAAACGGGTCTGCGGCGGCAGCCAGATATCCGCATCCAGATGGACCACCCATGCATCCTGATCCAGCCGGCTCAGACCTTCATTGATGCCCGCGCCTTTGCAGAATTGATTCCAGCGTGAATTGAGCGCGTCGGTCTTGATGCACTCGACATGGTGGAACTCGCAGATGCGCTGCGTATCGCGGTCCTCCGCAGAGGTGACCACCACGATCCGGTCGAAGAGATGTTTGTTGGCCGGCAGAGTGCAGCGTAAAAAGTCGGAGTAGTGATCACACACCACGACGGCTTCCATCTTGAAGTGAGGGTCTGGATGGTTCACCGTGCCTCCAGGGCATGGACCGTGATAAGACATCGGGTGGTCTCCATAGTTGTGTGCAGAATCCTGGGCTGTTGAAGGGTACGGGCTTTAGCCCGTACATGAATCCTTCAACAAATGTGGGCTTTAGCCCCTGAGGCAAAAGAGGCCCGTCCCCTCAGGGGCTAAAGCCCGGTTCTGTGGTGGTGTTTATGTACGGGCTGAAGCCCGTACCCTTCAAGGGCTGAGCGGGTTAGCTCAGCCCTTCACCCTGGTTGTTAGTTGTAGACAGGAACCTTCAGGCCGGTGACGGAGGAGATAGCCTGCGGATTGTCCACGGCGTACTGCCGGGCATCCACGTAGTAGCATCCCTCATTCGCCGTCGGATTACCCGAAGCAGGGTCGTAGATTTGAAACACCCACTGTCCGCTGCGGTTCTTGAACCAGAAGGGCGCCTTGCCCCACACCACCTTGAGCCACGAACCGAATTCCATGAAGTCGATGCGTGTCTGGTCGGCGTGTATGTTGCGCACCACCTCGCGGCCGGCAATGGTGAACTGGCCTACGTTGGCAGTGAGTCCGTCGAACCCTGGCATTTTGCCATTGGTCATCAGGATCTCCTGCTTGGCGAAGCCCATCTCCTCGTACGCCTGAATCTGCGAGGGATGCGCGTGCCATACCTGCGACTTGAGAGCATCCGTGCCCAGGCTCTGTTCCACACGGCTCAACGCCGCACGCAACATCGGCAGGGACAACGGAGCACCGCCCGCAGCCACGCCATTCGCAACCACGTAATTCTGGGTACGGTTAATGCCCAGGAACGTGCCCGTGGTGGCGGTGTTATGGAAATACGGGATGCCGTAGAGGAATACCGGAGTGGTCGCCGCGACGCCCGCGACCATGATGAAGTCGCCGGCGACTGTCCCGGCGGGCACCGCGTCCACGGTTATGGACTGCGCCGAGCCGAGCTTGTTGTTGACGTTGTTGACGTAGCAGGTGCCGCGCAGGGTGTAGGTGTTACTCATCACCTGCACCTGCTGGCCCTGCGAGATCAGCCTGGCGCCCCACGGAGAGGACGCGAGCACGATGGGGTTAGCACCGCCGCCCGCGTAACTCGGGTCCACCTGGCCGATCTTTCCGTCACCAGCCTGCTGCAGAAACTGGTCCCGGTTCTTCGCCATCTGCACGGCTACATCTGCAAGAGTCTTGGTTACGGGATTCTCGGAGACGACCTTGGGTCCGCCTTCGCCGATGATGTCCACCAGCCGCGAATACTCAACCGGGATGACGGTGGCGAGCGGAGTCAGCGTGCCCTGATCCCAGGCGCTGAAGTTGCCGGCCGGCAGAATGCCGCCGTCCAGATTGAACAGGGCGACGTTGCCGGGAAATGCGGTTTGGAAGCGCAGACGAAAGCTGCGCAGCGAAACTGGAGTAATTGACCCGCGCTCGGAGATGCGGGCGTCCAGTTTGGCCTCTTTTTCAATGAGCAGCTTGATGACCTCGTTCAAGGCTTCAAGCTGCAGCTGCTGGGTAGTGGATGCAGTGCCGATCAGATTGGACATGAAATGGATTCCTTAGGTGCCGGGTAAACTTCTTGAGTGGCTCACCGAGAGGTCATCAGCTGCAGAACGCGCGGGAGGATTTGTTCTCGCGCTACCTTGTCGAAAGGCTTACCCGGATTGGCTCGTTGCCACTCTGCCTGCGCGTGGTCGAAGGCTGCGCTTGAGGTCATCAAGGCGGCTCCGCTGCCGGCTGGTCCGGTTGATCCTTTCGGTTCGGTTTTCTTCGTGCTGTCGATCTGGGCGTCTACCTTGGCGCGTTTGGCTGCAGAGGCGTTGGCGATCTGCACGCCTGCCTCGCGTAGTTCTTCGCGCGCTACTTCGGGGAGATACTGCTGCACGGCCCGGTCAATGGCCGCGAGACGGCGCTGGCGTGATGCATCGCCGATAGGCAGCCGCTGGAGGGTGTGCATTTGATCCTGCAGCGCCGGGTTCGCCTGGATTTTGCGAATCAGCTTGGCGCCGATGGCTTTGGGGAGAATGTTCTTCAAATAAGGACTGACCACGCCGCCCTGCTTTTCCACGTTGGCGATGATTTTGCCGATGCCGTCGTGGATACGTGTTTGGGCTTCCGTTTGCAATCCATTTTCGAAGGAACGTCTCTCTTCCACCTTCTCGTCGTGCTGGCGCAGGTTGAGTGCGCGTTCCCGCCGGTCTAACTCATCTGCCTTGCGCCGCAGTGTGTCTGGCTGCGCCTCTAACGCGGGGGAAGTGGCCGCGGATTCTTCCCTGAGGAGTTGTAATGCGTCGTTCACGCGTTGGTCGCGTGTGCGTTCCGCCTCAGAGCGATAGTTGTTCGCTTTGAGGCGGGTGGTTACATCCTGTGCGCGGTGTTCGAGATCGAGAGCCACCACGTGGTCGACAAATCCAAAGAAATCTTCTCCGATTACGGGCTTGCCGTTTTGCATGACCACGTTGCCTTCAGCATCGCGCTCGTAGGAGAGTTCGGCGATCTTGCTGAGGGAGGCCATGGTGCCTTCGCGGGTGGTTGAACCGAGGAAGGTTTCGCGCACGTCGATCCAGGTGGAGGAGTGGTCGAGAGCGGCCTTTGCCGAATCGATGTCGGGAAAGATTTCGCGGTAAGGCTTGAGCTCGGCGGCTTCACGGGCGGTTTTGTAGAGCTGGCCCTTTAGTTTGGAATCGGTTTCGAGCAGCTTGCCGAAGTCCGGATTGTCGGTGACCATCTGGCTGAGAACTTCGGGGGTGACGATTGCCTCGAGTTCTAGTTGAAAGTCTTCTTCGGTTGGAACGGTGATCGCTTCGGCCGGTGCTTCCACAGGCTCAGCCACAACAACGGTCTCGTCGATGCTCGCAACGGGCTGCTCCTCTACTAGAGAAACTTGTTCAGGCTCTGCAGGGATGGCAGCTAGCTTTTCAGTGAGCAGAGCCGCCGCATAGTCTTCGCGAATAGGGAACTTGCCTGGATCGACACTGGATGTGGGAACGGACCCGCCACCAAACGAGGGAGCCGGCGCCGCCGGAGCAGGCGCAGGCGCGGGAGTAGGTGCTGCCGCCGGAGCGGGAGCCGCAATCGTAGCTTCAGTCATGGGTCTACTTTCTAAGACGTAAATCTGTTGCGGGGACAGGGTTAGCTTTGTAACTTATCGGCTAACTTGATCAGCGCGTTGGCTGCCTGGACCTGGCCCTGGATATTTCCTGAAGTGGCGTGGGGCGGCAGATGCATCAGCCCTCCCACGGTATTCACCACATCATTGATTTCCTGTGGAGGAATCTGCTGGGTGGCTTCCGCCTTCTGCTGAGCCTCCATCGCCACCGCTGCGGTAAAGTACGCCAACAAGTTCTGCCAGCCGGCGGGATTGTTGTCGGGGATGTCGGAGTTCTCCTGGCAGTACTGCCGCACCACTTGCTTCAGCACGGTGAAGTCGTCGATCGCCTTATCCGGCAGGATCGTCGGCCGCACCTGGCCCGTCGGACGCCCCGTCCGCGGATCGACGACCGGCACGGCCTCGGCATTCAATAGCCTATCGATAATCTGCAGTACCTTCGACCGCATCGCCGCACCGGGGACCACCATATTCGGCACTCCCATCGCCATCGCGGCCTGCTCCTGGTTGGTAGGATCATCAAAGATCGCCTGCGCCAGCGGATTGCTCGCCGCAGCCTGCATCAAATCCATCCATCGCTGCCGCAGTTCGGCCGCGGTCACCGGCAGACCCTGGTCGGTATCCGCGTAGGCATGCACGCTGCCCTGCAGATCATCCAACCGTATGTAATCGTTTCTGAATTCTGATCCGCGCTCCAGGATTACCTGCCGCATGTCCGCCGTCAGGTTGTCCTTGGCGCAATTCACCGCCAGCTCATCCGCTTTCGCGTGCTCCTCTTTCAGGTTCTCCCAATAGATATTCAGCTTGCCCAGCGCGGAATTTAATTGCTGTTGCTGGCCGCCGAAGGTCTCAATCGACGGGTCACCCGCGCCTCCGTACACTTGCGGCGGAATCCCAGCGAACATCTGCGCGTTGTACGCCAGCTTATCCAGATAGCTGAAGGCCTCTTCGTGCATCTGAAACTGGAACTGATAGAGCGCGTCCGCCATGCGCACCGAGCCGGGAGCGCCGGTCCGCTTCAGCTTGACCAGGTTCAGAACCCCGGGCAGCATCGGCTTGCCTTGCATCGATTTGGTATCGATCAGGTCCGCATTGGCCAGCGTCACGCCGGAAGAGCAGCGATCCATAAACTCATGCAGGATATTCGCCATGTCGTTGTAGCGCTTTTGAAAGGGCACAACGATGTCGCCGATGGATGGGGGAAACAGGCCGAAGCCTTCATGCGTGCCCGCCCAGGTCCACTCTCTGGTTAACGATGCTTCACGTGCCGACAGAAACGTTGCCCCCGTACTCACCAGCAATAAGCCGGTAGGATAAGCGGCCCGCATGCGCTCGCCGAAGTCGCGGTCATCTTCGAGATCGAAGGCCCAGGGTTGGATCCATGTGCGAGAAAGCGTGGGCCGCTGGTCTTGCAGAATGCTCGAGGCCGCGCCCGTCTGCGCGTACACTTGCTGCCGGGCTATACGGTCGATGCTGCCGTTGGACGAAAGCTCGCTCGAAGGGCTGGCCGAGATCTGCTCGTACATATCAGGATAGGCTGCCCGCAACGCGCCCAGGTGTACTTCGACCTCGAGGTTAAGAATCGGCGTTTGCCGCAGGTTGTTGGCTGCCGGATCGCAGTCCACCTCCAGCGGGGAGTAGAGGTTCTGGGCCACCATGCCGTTGGGCACTTCCTCCTCGCCCACTTTTTGGATCACCGGCCCGTACTCCGCGGGGAAGAACGAATCTTCGCCCAAGGACCGCTGGCAATGCGCGCAGCGATGTCCATCGAGCGGCATCGCTTCCGACGGAGAAGTCGCGCCGCAATGAAAGCAATGGTAGCGATCGGGCGCCAGCTGGGTTTCGGTTTCGTTGAACACTGGTTCGCGCGTGGTGCCGGCGCGTTCTCCATCCACCACATAGCGTGTATGCCGGAACACCGCACCTGTGGTGTACAGGTACAGCAACTGTTGCTTGAGCAGGGACTGCTCGCGGTTCTGCTGCTCGATAATGCCAATCAGCGTTTGCGCCGCTTTCGCTGTGGTTACGTCCGCCAGCTGTTCGGCGTCCTCCGGCATCCATTTGGATTTAGGGACCTGCGGAGCCAGTGCCGCCACGAAGCCTGTGGCCAGCATCTGGTAGAAGTTATTGCAGTACTGATACAGATCTTTGTCGTCGGCGTCCTCGGCGTGGTCGCCCTGGTTCATCCAGTCGACGGCGTTAAAGAATTCAGACTCTCCCGGGCCAAAGGAGATGAATTGGTTGCCCTTGAAGAACTCCAGGTTCTGCAGGCATCGCTGCATCAGCACCACGCGGTCCTGGGACCACTGGTCTTTGTAACTGCGCACCAACGCGATCAGGCGCTGCTGGTCTTCTTCGCTGAGCTGGGCGCTGTTCTGAGGCTCATCCGCCTTGCCCTGCATGGGGTCTGAGGGCGTATGCTCCATGCCGCGCTGGGCCTGGGGTATCTGCGAAACGGGGGTCATTCCAACGCCGGGATATGTGGCCATTTATAGTTGTTTCTTTCCTGGTGCCTCTAAGGGGAACGTGGCGCTTGACGAAGGGCACGGGTTTAGCCGTGCCATAAAAGCCGTAGCTACGGACAAGCCGCTGAGGTACGATTGTTCTGAGGCCCGGGAACAAAAGCGTACCTCAGGGGCTAAAGCCCTCATTGGCCCGGCCCTATTCGGCACGGCTGAAGCCGTGCCCTGATACAAAGCATCAAAGCGGTGAGGTGTTTGAGACCCAGCGCTTTCGGCAGCCTTGGGTTAGATCCGAGACTGACGTTCATACATTTCTGGTTGAACGCTTTGTATCAGGGCAGGACTTCAGTCGGGCCGTAATGGCTCGAGAGAAAAATGGGCTTTAGCCCCTGCGCTCTTCGCCGATGCTTCGGCCTCATCGAGTGCCGCGGTTACAGCTTCCACTTTAGGTATCCACTTCACGTTGGCGCCGGTCTGCACCCGGCGGTAATCCCGATAAGCTTTACGGGTGAGGGCATCGGCCAGCTTCGAGGGCCTCCGCCGCGACTGCAGCAAGCTCTGCATCTCTTCCGCTTCGGGGTCAACCGGGTCGGCGGTCTCCGAGGAGTCGTCCGAGGAGGCCGAGCTGAACAGAGGTCCACCCAGCCCAAGCGTAGCCAGCCGGTCCAGCAACACTCTCCGTTCGTGGGCCAACTCGTCCACCTGGGTGGTCACGAGGGCCATCATCTCCTGATGCGAAGAGCGGGATATCCATGGCAGCCTCATTGGGTGCACGTATATCCCCAGGTGTAGAGCGTGCTCGACGCCAACGCGGTGGCGCCCGAGTCAATCGTGAACGCGGTATTCGAACCCACAGGAACATACGCCTTGGCCGCCGCAGTGAGTGCCGAAGCGGCAGCATTCGCCGGCCATAGGGAACACTTAGCCAGGGTCGCGTAGGCTGTCCCAAATGTGCCCGTAACGACCGCCGCGCTCGCGGCAGGCGATGATCCCGTGGTCACTGAGACGTATCCGGAGAGATCGTTATTGTTGCCGTTTGGGGCGACGGTTGGGCTGGTGCCTGCCCCGGTGCCAGCGGCAAACGTGGGCACCGAAGCGTAGGCGCCGGATGCATACCCACCGAAATGCTGCGCGCTTGAGGTACCCGTGGATGTGGTCGGTGGTTCGAGCACACTCGCCGCGGCTGTCATGTCAAGAACAATCGGAAAGCCACAGCCGCCGAAGTGGTTAAAGCTGAAGCTCTCTGTAGAGAGCGTGGGATATTGGTCAAGCCAGCCGACCGACTCCGTCTGCTGTGCTCCACCCGACCAACATTTCGACTGATAATAGAGCACCGCGCCGTTGACGTAGGAGGTTGGGGTCGCACCAGCGGTTGGCAAAAAGTAGTAATTCGGAGGCACAAAGCTTTGGATCATGCCGCCGTTGCGGAATACCATCGAATGGCCCGCGTCCGAATACGTGTAGGTGGTCTGGCCGTTCGCGCTGGTGGGGCCGGTGGGGGTCTGGATCCCGGTAGACCATATATTCCAGATGGAGTGATTTCCAGACGGGCTGCCATCGAAGATCGAACTTGAATAGACCGAGGGGTTGGTGTCATTTACGGATACATTCGTGATGTTTACCAGTCCGGTCGCGGTCGCGGACAGGTAGATCGATTGTGTCCCGGACACCTGGGAGACACCGGTAAAGTTCAGTCCCGTGCCCGTCAGGCGCACGGTGTTGGTATCGTAGAGGCCATAGGTCCCCACATCCGTGCACTGAATATTGTCCAGGCTTACAGCGTTACCCTCAGTCTGCAGACACCCTTGCACATTCCCATTGCCGACATCATAGAAGCTGAGATTCGATAGCTGCAGATCGTCATTCTGTAACTCGGCCATCTGCAGGCCCCAGCCAGAAATATGTGTTGCCACGATGTTCGAGACCGCGATGTGCGAGATGAATCCCGTACCTGGAGCCGTGCCTACATTGATGTAGAGAGCCTGGGCGC